TTAGTGATAAATGCGGGAATAGCTCAGTTGGTAGAGCACGACCTTGCCAAGGTCGGGGTCGCGAGTTCGAGCCTCGTTTCCCGCTCCAATTTGCCCGAGTGGTGGAATCGGTAGACACAAGGGATTTAAAATCCCTCGCCTTTCGAGGCGTGCCAGTTCAAGTCTGGCTTCGGGCACCATTTAAACACCAATCCAAAGATTTTAAAATTTACTTTAAAATCATCTAATTGGGTCGTTAGCTCAGTCGGTAGAGCAGCGGACTTTTAATCCGTTGGTCGAAGGTTCGAATCCTTCACGACCCACCAATAATATTCAACTGGCGACAAAGTGGCGGTTATAAATATCTAGTTTTTATCTTTACTTTTAAACCTATCTTTAAACAATGGCGATAACCGCCAGTCAATTAACTGAAATCAATTACTCTCATATTTCACACGGAAAATTTAAAAACAATTTAAAAATCATTAGGTTATCTTGTTATTCTTATTATCAATGATCTATTTTAAGTGAAAAATGATGAAAAAGATTGAAATTTTTACAGTTAAGATCTCTATTCAGTTGCATTAATGATCTCTTTTACTTCAATAAGTTAGATTAATTTTTATTTTGAAATCTAACTGAAAAAACACAAATTTTTAACGTAAATTCGGCGGGGGAGGAAGTGGATTTTCCGTGCCTTGTGTTTTTACGTGAAAAATTTCCGTGGAATTGTTTTATATTGCTTATTACGTAGATTTATTTGTTATAACAATAACTTAGATTTTCCGTGGCTGATGTTTCCGACATACATGTCGGAAACATAAAGAAAAGCCGCAACATTGTGCGGCTTTGGTTTGATATGAATTGCGGTTGTTACTCAATGATAGGCGTGAGTTTACTTTTGATTGTTTTTGCTTTGTTTGCCTGCTGGTTGAATGTGCTTGCTTGATCTGGCGGTGGCGATCCTCTATGCGTATGCGTTGCCACTGCACTCGCAACTTCGCCTAATAGCTGAATAGTGTCCTCTAACAATCTAAAAATATTCTGACTTTCTGTTCCTATATAACTTAGCGGTGCCACAAATTTATTCTTTTCGTCCGAAACTCGTTGCGCTAGTCCCACGATTTTTTCTTGTAACGTGCCACCAGTTCCCACAGTACGATTGCTTGCAGTCGTGTCATTGATACTACCCAATACGCTAACAGTTTTATTTCCGCCTATAGTTTGCGTACTATCTGAATCTACTGTTTTTGTCGATGTACCAATTTGTTTTACTTCACTATCTGTTTCGATGTGTCGTTCAAAGGATTTATCTGTAATCTTCTGATCGGTTTCGCGAATCTTATTGCCTGCGGCATCGGTGCGCTCATACACTTCGGGGCGTTGCTGCTTGAGTTGTTCTCCAGGTGCAACACTCGGTACTGTTTTTCCTTGTGCTAACATAGTGCGTACAAAAGGCTGATCACTTCGCCCATAAGCAAAACCGACTTCAACCATTGTGCCCACTTCAGGAAAGGCAAAATCCCCACCTTGTGAACCTGTACTTGTTACAGGCAAAGGCACAGCTGGGTAAACTGGCACCGTTTTATCCTCGTTTCCGTTTTCGTCCAGTAGTTGCAACTCGACAGCATATTTTGGTCGGAACGGATCGGAAATATCGCCGCCGCTTGAGGGATCTGCTATACCAACAACTTTAGCATACTTCGGCAAATGATAACCGCCAGCCAGTTCGGGGAATGTTTTTTCCATTTGGCGGCGTTCTGGGCTTTTTTGTTCTGGCTTACCATCTTTGCCTAAATTTTCCCACGAAAGCACATAATCATCGCCAGACAATTCTACTTTCTGAATTTTATTGCCATTGATAATCGCACCTGGTCGAATAGCAGCAGTAATCGGAATGGTCATATCATTGCTGCCGCTTGTTAATGTCATGCTTTCGTCAAATTCAATATTCTTACCTGCCCAGCGTGAATCTTTATGCGAACCAACAAACAAAGAGCCGTCTGGCGATTGTTGCCACATATAATCTGCTATTTGATATTGTCGCCCAATATTGGCTAAAAGCTGATAACCGCTGCCGTTGTGAGTAAACAACGAAATCGGCGTATCCGCATAATCTGCCTGCGGCACCTTGACGGGGATTTTTGTTTGGCTTGTTATCCAAGCACACAAATCACGCAAAGTAATATGACGATGAGAGCAATTTAACGGCTTTTCAAATACTGCCACTTTTTCACGAATGAATAATTTTTTATAGCCGTTTTCCGCACTTTGTTCACGCTCAACAATACCGTCAAACCATTTGTAATAGTGCTCATATTCTCCCATCTCAAAAACTGCACTTTTGCCGATACAATCTTTATCTGTGCGAACCGTGACAAACCCACGCCCCGTATTATTAAGTTCTAAAACGATAAGTTCATCAGCAAGTTCCAATTCTTCATCATCAATAATGCATGTTTTTATAATTTTCATTTATGAACCAATCCAATCATCTAAATCTTTTGCCAAGCCTTTTCTTTCGTCCGACTTGTTTTCTTCTCCAGATTTCCCCGAATTTTCACCTGCACTTTTTGCTACTGGTGCGTTCTCACCTTGAGTTTTTACCTTTGGTTTTTTCTTTCGCTGGTCTTTTTTCTCGGCAACGGAATTGACTTCACGCAACCTAAATGAAATCGACCACCCCAACTGCCCATTTTGCTCAGTTGCGGATACCTCTCCACTAAATTGCACTTCGCGCATATTCACGGCTTCAGCCACAGTACAAGATACCCGATATTTTGTTTGCTCGCCTTTACCCGTTTCTGCCTCAGCTAAATTGAAAAGCTGCGTCAGCCACTCTTTTCTGTTGTATGGAATAAACCCCGTTACGCTTAACTCTTTGGCTTTTACGCCTTTATCTGATTTTTTGGTACTTGATTTTTGACCGCTCATGTCTTTTTCTTCACGTTTGACCGAAACCGACATTAAAATATTGTTTAAATAAATTGGCGTGCCATTTAGTGCAAGTTGTACACTGGGATTACGTTTCTGCATTTTGCAACATTCCTCTAATATTGGTTAAATCTGCGCCAATAAACATAACGCAAGTGGTAAATATATTGCTTGACTTTGGCACATTCACTTTCATTTTACTTTCTGCGATTTCAAGATAATCTGAAACAACAAAAGCATAGATATTAGCCGATGTATTCAACATTTTTTCAACTTTTTCGTTATTCGCTTTGTCGCGTTCTTTTTTGGCTGCCTTTAACGCCTCAATCATCGCCATCGGATCTTTAGTTTGTGCCGCAACCGCTGCGGATGTGGCATTACGTAAAATACTTTGCATTGTGCGGGCGGAACCTGGCGTAATATCGGCACTATTGGAAAATGATGGACTTGCCATAGTTGGCGTTTTTATCATTTTTGTTTCTTGTAAATCTTTACTTGATTTCGCATAGTCTAGTGCTTGCTTAAATGTTGGCTCTGGCAATAGCTCACGCACTTTTTCCAACTCTGCAATAAACTGATCAATATTGCTACTTGTCACCATAATGACCACAACATCCTGCACACCTTTAGGGCGATTCGGATCGGCATAATCGACCAACTTTGCCGCCAGTGCTTTCACGGCATTTTCGGGTGACAAATAGTGATTTGATTTTTCTTTGATGCCGTGCGACCAATTATGCACACCTAATTTAGTACCACTTACAGATAGCGAAAAAGGGGAAATAATCCCCTTTTGTGCGTTTTGTAATGTTGTTTTTGCCTGTGGGGATAATTTTAGTTTTTGTTGTTTCCACATATTAAACATCACCTAAAATTCATTAGTTTTAAAACCTTCTGGATATTGTTGAGCCTCCGCTAATGCTTTCATTTTTCTGATAATGTCATTATGAATTTGCTGTAATTCTTCTTCACTCAATTCTTCGTGCTTGAGCTCATACTTACGCATACGCTGCACCGCGAGTTGTTCTTGCAGTGTTCGTAATCCTTCAGCCTGTTTTAAAATTAGCAATGTTGCTGATTTATTATCAAGTCCTGCGACAGTTGCAAAACTTGATATATAGATGCTTACTTCGCCAGTAAAATTTGCTTCTTTAAAGGCAATAGCGGCAGCTTCTCGCTCCTTATACTCTTCGGCAAACCTTGTCCATCTTGCACTAATGTTAGCCGCTGTATCATCAATGCTATCAACTAGATTTTTAATGAGTTTACGCTTAATTTCAGTTTTCTTTTTTTCATCGACAATCCAGCTGTTTCCGTTCCATTTGTGTAATTCTGTTGGTTGTCTATCAACTAGAATGTATTGACTTTTAAAATAAATAAGTTGTTTAGTCTCAAGCTCTGATTCGTTTTCTACTTCCATTTCCACAAAATCATTTAAGTTTTGCGGAATAGGGAAAATTTGATAACTATTCAAATTTTCTTTTAAAAAATAGACTTTCATTTAACGCTCCTTTATCGAATATAAATACGTTTTATAGAACGTGCATCAAGTTGGCCAATGGTTATAGTTTTACCGTCACCAGCAATATACACAGTGAACTCTTTGGGTACTACTTGGCGATAATTATATTTGGATACTATTTCACGAATACTAGTCAAACGACCTCCGCCTTCATCTTCTGCACCCGCTTCAAAACTGACTAATTCAGTAGTGTTAGGATCATAATTACTCTCTTCAGATAGTCGGAGATAAAAAATTAACGTTTTACCGAAGCACTTCTCTGCTATTTCGATTTGCCCAGAATTCACGTTACCTTCCCAGACTTTTTTTAATGTGCCAATTTGAGATAAATCCTGTTTTGCCTGCAAAAATTGCTGATTTATATCAGCTTTTGCATTGGTGATTTCTCGCAAAGTTGATTGTTTATTTTCTTCTATTTTTTGTTCAACACTTTGCATATTTTGCGCAAGTGTACCCGCATCAAGCACCCCTGCATTTTCAACAACACCGAAAGCCTTCACCCAGAATTGCACGTCATCAAGGCTGTTAATGGCTTTGATGCATAATTTGAGGATTAATGATTTAGGGCGAGTTTCATTTCCACCTGTTGCCATTGGGCTATCTAATAGCGGATGCATAAATCCATTATCACTGAGATTATCATCAGTTGTAGTTGCAGTGCGTAATCGTGAATCTATAACTGTTTTCGTTTTGTCATAAAAAATATTACTATCACTTGAATTAACCCAGTGTGTTCTCACTTTGTGAACGTGCTTTTTAATCTCGTCACTTTGCGTTTCACCAACCGATAAATTGTTTGATGCATTTCTAATAAATCGGTCTTCAGCTAATGGCACATTTGAAAGAGAACCATATTTACCGACTAAGTGACGATATAACTCGGGGTAATTTTGCTGTGTAACGGTTGTTCTGATTGAATCAAAGGCAATCCAGCCTGCAGGAATGTTATCCACGGCAAAATAAGCCGTCATGCCTGTGTCGCTACGAGTTAAATCAGGAAGTTGGTTGCTGTCGCCCAAAGTGCGGTATAAATCGGGAAAGGTTTGTTGGTTAAATGTCGTGCCATCGGCTTTTAAAAAACCAACGGGATTAGTTACCGCACGAGGAAATGACACCACCGCACCAATAGGCACGCCGTCGCCGCCTGTCTCTTTCCATTCTGACCAATTTGAGCCATTAAAAAAGCGTGTTTTGATTTTGTTATCATTTGCTTTACGTGCAATTTGACGCACCGCATTTGTTGCCCCACCGCTAACTACTTCAATATGCCATGCCCCATTTTCGGGTAGATTTTGACCGCTTGCTAAGTAATAATTGCCATCGGTTTTATAGCCATTGGCATCGCCCTGCCCTTGTTCTACTTTAAAATTCCCAATACCATAGCCTGCAAGTGTATTAGGTTTGTTTATAATATGTTCGTTAAAACGAGGTTTGTAGCCCTCATGGAAAAGATGATAATTATTATACGAAATACGATGATTTGAGCCGTGTAATCTCAATGTATCATCGCCAAATACCAGATGTGCATTATCAGAATCTGCACCAATATAGACTTTATACCCATTATCCCAGTGTCCTTTATTTGCAGAAATCAACACGCCATTTTGGAATTTAGTCTGGCTACGGAATAATTTATCCCCCGCTATTTCTTCATTGCCACTTAACCCCACTTTACCGTCCGCCGTAGTTTTGGCTTCTACTGCTTTGTCATAGGCGGTTTTCACGGCTTTTGATGTTGCAGCTTCGGTTTCGCTGTTGCTGTTAGTAGCTGAGCTTAGTTGCACAATGCCTTTTTTTGTGATGCTGGCAATTGGTAACTTGTGCGTATGACCCCATTTATCTTGGGTGTTTTCGGTTGTGTCATCTAATGTGAGCGGATTCATGCCTAAAAACGGCGAAAGCAAGCGGCGATCTGTCACATTGCCTTGGCTATCAATATCCGCCAGAATTTGTACATAATGTTGGCGGTTTGCAGTATCTACATAATCTGCTTTTGATTGGGTGAGATACTTAATTTCGGTTTGGTATTCTCCCGTTACGGTGCAATGATGTACTAGATCGGCATAAACTGAACATGGCAAATTGTTTGCTGTGAGGTTATAAAGTGCGGATAAATCCATACGAACGCCTTCAACATAAGCCGTGCCTGGTTGAATCGTAAATTGATTGCCTGTTTTACGTTTAACCAGAAAACTATCATCGAAAAATACTGCTCTGCCATACAGATCACGATTGGTTAAACGAATTTTTTCATCAAGTCCATGTAGTCGCACAGTAAAATCAATTTGCCAAGTGTTCGCATTGACATTAATGCCCGTTAGAGCTTTTGCGCCACTAAATTCTAAAAGCATATTGCGCGTAATACTGTTGCCTTGCACAGCATTTTTATTTCGGATTTTTTTCACTGTATCGGTTTGCACCGCAACAGCTAAAAGATTTTTAGAACGATTAATCAAACCAATAAAATTGAAATCAAAATCGCCGACTTCAGTACCAATCGTCACAGAATACACAACGGCATTTTCATTAATCACGCCACTTTGCGATACGGCTTGGCGATGTACAATTTGTGCCGATGTCGGCATAGTGAGATATTGCGCAAGATTGTTCTCATTTAAACCTGGGATGTTGGCAAAAATAAATTCATCAAACTGTACTGTGCCACGTGCAATAGTTTGTTCTGCAACGTAGCGTTCAAATTGTGGCGTAATTAAACTAGCCATAAATAAACCTCTTATTATTGTTATTATCCGTTTACTTTCACATAAAAACTTTGGTGATCATGGTTAAATTCGCCGTGATAAATACTTACGGTTTCTTTAGTGATCACTTCAAAGGTATAACGCCGACAAGTGCGGCCATATTTTCGAATGATTAAATTGAGTAATTCTGTTTTCTTTGCTAATTGTGAATCACTGATTCGAATTTTGATCACATCCCAATTTTCCCTATCGAACCGTTCTTCAATTTCTACATAGCCAATGCCAAGGCGTTCAAAAATGCGGATAAAGCCCGCTTTACTGCCAGCATCTTTCGCATTTAAAAAGGCATATTTCACGCGCTTGCGGAATAGCTCTAACGGCTCTCCCTCAAATCGTTCTACGTCGCGTTGATAGGCGATTAAATTTAAAATGCGTTCACTGCAGTGTTCTTCATCTAAAATATTGAAGGGAAATTTGACCGCACTTAACACATAATCCCACCATTTTCCGAATAGCACAGCGATTTTGCTTAATTCGCCTTTATCCATCCAAAAGGGCAATTTTATTTTCATTTTTGCCCCTTACTTTTGGACTGTGACGGATAATTGCTGAATGCGTGGAATAGATAACTCGCTTTGAATGTCGATTTGCCCCCATACGATAGATGCAATTTCGCTGATGTTGTCGTGAATTTCCTCGCCCAATTTCGACCAACTAAAACGGCTAAAAGGGTAAGTCCTTGTTACGCCATAATTATTATTTTCGCGAAATGCGCAGCGGATCATATTTTCCACTTGTTGCACGATTTCTTGTTTACGCACATCGCCGACAAAAATAGATGGCTGGAAGTAAATGGCGCACGTTAAATTGTGTTTAGTTTCTGGCATGGCGTAGCAAATTAAATCGTCACCGTGTCCATGAAAACCCTCGTCACGTACATGGCGATTGACTTTATCAATAAACGGCTGACTGGTTACACCCGTGTCCAATAACAAATAAGCGTTTGCTGTACCTGGCCCACGTGGTGCATCGTGTTTAAAATAAATTCTGTCCACCGATAAGGCGGAGACTTTCGCAATCATGCCTTTGTAAACACTGTCAATATGGTGTTGCCCAACACTCGAAAATTGCGTGCGATAACGTTCTCGTAATTCGTCGTTAGTTTCTCTGTCAGCACCTGGCGATGTTAGCCAATCTTCTAAATTTTCTACCGCACTTACCCCTGCGATAGATTCTGGCAAAATACGGTAATAACCTGCAGCCAAATTGAAATTTGCGCCAGCCTGCTCTGCGATTACTGGCACAGGCGCACGCAACACACCTTTAGGAATAATGGTTTCTTGCGTGACAATCAAACGGAAAATCACATCATTAATACGCTCTGTCTGAATCACTGTGCCCGCTTTAATTGTCAGATCGGTTACATCGCTTTCTTTTGTAAAATGCACGACGCCTTCTGCTTTTGTTGCGGCTTTAAAATCTAAGCCCACTGCCCAGGCTTGAATTTGTAACCAACTGTCTTTTGCCGTTTTTACAAATAAATTCGGCAGAATTTCAGCAATTAAATGATCTGTCAGCCACTTCACAGGCTTAACCGCAATAGCAGTGATTAATCGCCAGAATGGACTCATTCGGCTTGTATTAGTGATTAACCCTTCTTTTTCGGTTAAGCGTTCAAATTCTTGTCGGATTTGCGTTTCTTCTGTGGGCAATCCACTTTCAGCTAACATTTGTTTAAAATTTTCACTCATTTAAACGTAACTCCAATTCATCAAGTCGCCCAAATTCATAAGTTTCAGCGGTAATAAATAACTGCCCTAAACGTTCTTCGCTAATGGAAACAGTACCTGGAATCAAGCGCACATCTTCTTCAACCAATAACACCATTTGCAAAATAATATCGCGGCGTAAAATGCGCGAACGCTCTGCGATAAGTTGTGTCGCCAATCCACTTTCTAAAATGGCGTGTTTAATATCTTGCGCAATAGATATTCGGTTATCGCAAATTAACGGCTGATTGCCGCTATCTAGCGTAATGTTTTCGCCCGTAATCAGTAAATCAAGGTAAAGTTTTTCCATTTATCACCCTGCTGCTAACTGTTCTTTATTGCGCAATTTCTGCCAAATTTCTTCACTGTTGTTACTATTGATAGTGACACCACCATAGTTTACGGTGCGTTGTTCTGTGCGGTTTTGTGTCAATGTTTTTGTTACAGATCCTTGAGGCATTGAATTTAATTGTGGTTTTAGGCTATTTGGTAAATCAATACTTGGGGATTTTCTCCAGGATGTATTATCTACTGCAGCGTTTAATCCTAAACTTGAGATATTTGACGCAGCGGTTACTGTTGTTACCTGTGCATCATCACTTAACCAAGTATTCGGAATTTTAGGTAATTCAAAGCCAATTTTCCCACTGACTATATTGACTTTATCAATAATCCAATTAATCGTATTGATAAATTGATCTTTAATCCCTTTTAAAATCGTTGTAAAAATTTGACCAATTCCTGTCGCTAAGCCTTTGAATATATCCCACGCACTTTTGCTTTCCCAATCATCAATGACATTATGCCAAGTGGCGATAATGACATCGGCGACATTGCTAAAAATAGTCGCTACCGCTTCAATTTGCCGTGCAATTAATTCAATAACGGCAACAATTCCATTAAATACCATTCCCACAGCAAAGCCAGCCACTGTTGCGATATCCTGAAATGTCAATATTGTTTGAAATGAATCTGGAAATAAATCAAATAATTTGATAACTGCCGAGCCGAATTTTTTAAATGCTCCCCAAATTAAATAAATAGCATTTAAAAGTGGTTCAACTGATACGCCAGCTAATTTAAAACCTTGTACAAATGAATCAATAAATTGAAGAATTTTTGTACGAAATTTATAAACAATAGCTACTACAAAAATAATTTTAGCGGTAAAAATAAGAATAGGTGCCAAAATTGTGAACAATGAGATACCTAAAATTTTAATTACACCAATTAACCCACTAAATAATGTGATAGCTGCAGCAACTCCCGCAGATCCAATTAGTAATCCCATTACATAACCAATCCAGCGTGCAATATTTTTATAGGTTTTGAGCCAATCAATAAATTTTTGTCCTAGATCTGCCACCTTGTGCATAATAGGATCAAGTTTTTTCAATATTTCGCCCCCAATTGCCGTTTTGACACCCGTTATAATTTGACTAAGGCGCGACCAAGGATCAACCATTGAACGAGCCATTTGTGCCAAGGCTTTTGTGTCGCTGACTTTTGTAATAGCGGCGATGTTATTTTTTAATTCTTTCGTTTTCGGCAAGAGTAATTTAATTAAATCGACCGCTTGATCACTGCCAAAGGCTTTTTTCAGTTTTGCTGCTTGTGCGACATCTAAGGTATCGCCAAATTTACCTTTAATTTTGTTAAGAATGGTTACCATATCTAGCATATCGCCATTGGTATCAACAAAACTTAAGCCTAATTCTTTTTGCGCACCACTCACGCCAGCTAAAAAGGCTTTGTATTTTGTCCCTGCTTCGCTTCCGCTCATTGTGGCTTGTAAGTTACCTAACACGCCAAATTGCTCTGCTACATCAATTTTTGCGGCTTTTGCGGCTGCGCCTAACGAGGTAAATGCCGCACTCATTCCATCGCCTGAGGTTTTAAACATTTTCACCGCAAGGGCAGTCTGCCCTGCAATTTTATTTACCCAATTTGCATTTCCTAGTTTGGCGGCATCTTCAGCAAAAATACCGTACATTGTGCCCATATAATTGGTAATGGTCGCTGCGCTGGCTTTTGTGCCCTTGGCTAATAAATTTGATGTTTGGGTAAATTCGGCTAATTCGTTACCATTTAGCCCTGCAATCGCTGATTGAATATCGTAAGAAGATCGCACAAAATTCACCGCACTTTCGCCATATTGACTGGAAAAATTAAGGGCAGTTTTGCTTAGTTTCTCTAACGCATCATCGGCAACCCCAAGGGAGCGAACTTCGCCTATGGCGCGATTTAACTCAATGGCGGGATCTAGCGCACTTTTTAAGGCAAAGCCTGCACCGACAATACCTGCCACACCCAGCCCGATTTTTTTCATTGCTGCTTCGCCACGTTTGCCCAAATCATCAATAGACTTCATGACCCCTTTCAACGGTGCTGAAAGTTGGTCTGTTAAGCTGATGATATATTCAAGCCCTTGTGCTGCTGACATAATGAAATCCTAAAAGACTTTGGCGATACCGCTTGCGACGGCGTTTGCCTGTTGTTCAAAATACTGTTTGTGTAACCATATTGCGCGTGCTAAGTTGTAGTCGCTGTTATCGGCGTGTGGTAAATAGTGCATACGTAGCGCAATGGCTTGTGATAACCCGTTGCGCTCGATACTTGCCACACGCTCCGTTAGTTTTTTACGGTAATTTGAATTTCTGGCACAAACACTTCATTTACTTTCGCTGCTAGCTGTGCCGCCAGTGTTGGCACGTGAATAATTTCAAGCAATGCCTCTTTTTGTTCGCGCGCAACAATCGCCAGTAAATAATCTTTGATAGGTGTCACTTTATTGTTACTTTCAATGTCATTTAACATTTGATCGTAAGCCGCGTTATCTCGAATAAAGGTAAAATCAACGCCTGCAACATTTAATGTGACGGAATCTTTAAGATTTCCAGTAAGTTTTTCTAACAATGATTGCGCTTGTGTTTTTTCCATTTTTAGTTTTCCTTTTGGTTTCTGTTTTGGTTGTTGAAATCGGTGATGCACTTATTGATAGCCGCATAAGCCGTAGTGCAAATCTCCAAGCGGTCTAAGGCTTGATTTAAACCCTCTGCTAAATCGCCGTTAGTGCGAATATTCACGCTTAATGCTCTGCATTCGGTGGTTTGTGGGCAAATCAACCGAATATTATTTGGCTTGGGTGCGGTGGTTGAGCACGCCAGCAACATCGTTAGGCACGCGGCCATAAGTCCAATTTTTATTTTCTGCATTGTTTAGCACGTCCTTTAGTTGTTGGCTGCGTTGTTCGGCTTTTTTGTTTGCTTGGTTGAGTTGAGAAGTCAATTTTGCATTTTGTGTTTCATACCGTTGCAACATCACTTTATTTTGTTTGATGGTTTGTTCACTTTGTTTAAGTAAAAGTGCGGTGGTTTCTGCTTGCTTTTTATAGTGCAAGGTAGAACCAATACAACCCACAAACACCATCAAAAATACACCGATAAATAAGGCTTTAAATTCCATTATTCCCCCAAACATAGGGCTTTTTCTTTTGCTCTGCGGTTTTGTAAGCCTTTTAGCACACGTCCGCCTGATTTGTTAAAATCTTCAATACGATTACACATTAATATCCAGTTTTCCGCTTGTGCTGCGCGATAAATCGTGGTTGCGACACGTTTACCTTGGGTTTTGCTGTAATAGGTTTTGATGTTGCCACAGCCCACATTAAAGGCGAGTGAGGTCATTGCATCATATTGATCTTGATTCATCTTTCTGCCGTTAAAATCGGCATTAATGCAATTTTCAGCCTCTTTGATGTTTTGGCGTAAATCGGTTGCTACTTCATCAATGGTTAAAATTTTGGTTTTATCTACGTTATAGGTGTTTCCAACTCCATTTGTCCACACATCAGCAGGGCATTTGTACGGATTACGCACGCAACCTTCTAAATTCACAATCATTGACACCGCTTTTGGGCTAATTTGATTTTGTTGTTGCGTTGGTAAGCCTTTCTGCTGGGCAAAAAAAGCGGCTGCGACAGCTGCGGCTGAACATAAAATCATTGCACCAAATTTTTTACTCATCTATTGCTATCCCTAATTTTTTTGCTTCAATTTTTGCTACCAACATTTTGTAGGCTAATTCATCTTTGCGTGCTTGTACGTCTTCTTTGTATTTTCGGTAAGCGATCCACACTGAAACCGCACCAAATAAAATACCGAATAATGATGCCCATTCATGCAAGCTATATCCTGAAATAAGCGCAGTGAGTGAGCCAATAAACGGAATTGTGCTATCTATTTTGCTATTCATAAAATTTCCTTAAAACATTTAGGAAACTGACCGCACTTGCTTGTTTATTATTGTTATACGTCAGCACAGTCAGCCCCTAAATTCGCTTAGCCGAGAAGATCGCGTGTATCTTCATCAGATAAATACGATACCCCGTTAATACGTACAAAATCTGGGCTTGTCACAAAATATTTTAGTTTTTTCATGGATTTAGCCCCGCCCTTCGGATCGATATTTAACACATCCGTTAAAATAATCTTATTGCCAAAGGTTTCCACTTTGTCGCGAATCCCACCACGTTGTGCAAAGAAGGTAAAATCCGTTTCGGGTAAACTGCGATAACTTCCTGCTGCGGCGGCTGCAGCTGATAATTTTGAGAAATTTTTTGCATCTAATTCAATTTCGCCTTCTGCTGCCACATCACCGCTTACCCAACCATCTGGAATTCCACGTGTTTGTACAACGGTACTATTATCTGTAATGGATAAACTGATAGACTCTGCATGAATAGGCAACCCGAATAAATAGAAGTCAAAACTCATTCCACTAATACGTTCCATTGTTTACTCTCCTAAGCTGTCTAAATCTAAGAAAATATTTGCCGTAATCTCTTTCGGGCAATCGTAAGGGCGAACCTTGATGTAAATGGTTACCTTGGTTTTGCTTTGCCATACAATCGTGATGGCATCATCTTTCGGTGGCATACATTCGCCTGGGAAATCCTTGCCGTTGATGGTTGCGGATTTGCTCATATCACGAAGCGGTTTGGCGAAATAATTTTTGTGATATTCCGTGCTTGATGTTGTGGAGTTAAAAGAACGATCTGCAATTTTCGCTATTGCTAATAAACGCACTTTACGCGCCACTTTATCCACTACACGCACGTTCTCAATCACTTGATAATCGCCCCCTTCTACATCTAACGTGCGACCGTCCGCCCAGTAGTAGCCGTCATAGTCTGGATACCACATCGGCACAGAATAACGCGCGGTTTCAAGGGATTTTAAATGCGCAAGAGTAAGCTCGTTTCCGTCTTTATCCTGCGGTTTATTGGCACTGCCTAGGCTCACTAATGCGCCTGTTTGTACCCGTGCAGGGCTGTCGGCCACAGTCACGGCACGATTTGCTAATCGCCCTGCCAATACGCCCGCTTCATTGCCGAATAATAAAGACACTAAGCAAACGTGGTCGGCAACGATAGTTTGTTGTAAGGTTGTAAGTTTCTGTACATATTGATCCCAGGTTTCACCGTCAGATTGATCATGATTAATACCTTGTACAGCTTGGATAAAGAAGGTACGACGACCGAATTTAGCAAGTAGTTCTGCATAGCATTCTTGCAATTTGCCAATACTTGCTTTATCTACGCCTAAATATCTAGTATTGACACAATATTCAAAAGAGGCGGTTTGATTAGCTTTTTTCACACATTCGACAAAATCGTAACCGTCTTCTTGTGCGATATACACGTGTGCGAACCAGTTTTGCCCAGCATTAAGCATTGCCGCACGCACTTGTTTTTTTAAGTCGGTATCGGTTTCGCCAAATACTTTGTCAAAATCAGAATCGGGCGTTAATGCCAATAACTTTCCTTGATTAGTGGTGCCTACGCCAACAAATAATGCGTGGCGTTCAATTTCCTTGGTTTCGCCACTTAACTGATTAAGGGCGTTAATTTGTACAGATGGGAACATTCGTTACTGTCCTCTTATTGTTGTTTTTGAGTATATTTTTGAATTTCCGCCAGAATAATCTTGGCGTTTTCTTCTTCACGTGTATCTAAGAATGAGCGTTTTTCCGTTGGAATTATCCATTGGGTTAAATGTCTACTCGGATTCATACCGTTCTTTTCTTCCAGTTTACGAATAATCAAACTGGCTTTCGCACGTGATAAGGTGCTGCGGATTTCGCTTAATGTCGGCTTGCGGCGTTTCGCCTTGCCGTTTTTTGTTTTACCGTTTGCCACGGTATAACCTAAATCTTTTAATTTCTTTGCTTGGCGCAAGGTACAAGGGTCTGCCCCAATGCCACTTTTATTTTTGCCAGTAAATTCCGTTTTTTTAAATAAGTGCGGAATTCCTTCTTGGTGTTCTTGCGCAATTTCGCCCGTTCGTTTTTGTTTATAAAACAATGTGCCTTGTGCTTTTTCGGCTTTACTGTTGGCTAACTTTGCAATTCGGCGTAGCATTTTTGCTGTACCGTTTTTTCGTTTCTTCCAACTTCCACCCATCGGGTTACGTTGGTTTGCCGCGCTTTTCACTGCTTGGCGTTTAATCATTTGCAAAGAGCGGATTAAAATTTCACGTTTTTTCTTATCGGGTAAACTAATGATTTCAAGATCTTTCAAGAACTTCTTTAAGTCTTCTTTATCAATCCCCATTCGGATGTTCATGTTCAACCCTTACGACAACGTCAATTTCTTCGGCCGTGAAAACTTCGATTTCATCTAAACGATAATTCACACCATCAATTTTTAATTCTCCCTCGTTATCTTCCATTGCCGTCAATGGCTCACGGAAAGCAATAGTGAAAATCAAATCTGTCGTATTATCATCGATAATGTCTAAATCAAATGGGATTTCACTTTCATCCAATACATCACGCATTGGATCGTTTTCGTTTACCCACACTTGAATATGCGCCATTAGATAAGCGGGGGAAATTTCGTTGAATGGCAAAGCCTCAAAGTGAAATACACCGTTATAGGAAAGGTGGCACACTTCAATGCCGTTTTCGGTCACTTGTCGCCCTTCATTCAATAATTTGCCGTCTTCAATCCAGCTGTAAAAATTCCCGTGATAACGTTTCGGCAATTTTGTGAGTAAAAACTCCGTCAGTTGCTGATAGCACATTTTCTTTACAGCAGCCATACCGATCCCCGCTTTTTACCTTTCAATGTGCGGATAGCGTGGGTTGCTTCTGCCAATAGGCTTTTTTGCTCGGTCACGTAATCACGATTTTGATGAATCTCACGCCCTGAAAGGGTGTTAAATTCTGGGAGTAACTCCGCTTTGGCGCGGGCAAACACCGCTTTTTTGTACAGGGTTTCGGCGTAGTTTTCGCCATTAATCCACTGTGTTGAAATTTCTGTCACAGAATTGACCGCACTTTTACGGTAACTTTCTGCTATATCAGCTAAATCCAAATCTATCCCTTGCATTGCTGCAACTAACGCTGCCTTTACCATTTCAACAGGAATTTGTAATGGAATGGCCCGTTGCTTTTGAAACTCTTCCACATAAATATCCGACCAAAAGCCGTTATTGGTGATGACAGAGTCGTCATAATCTTGCGTTCTACCGTTAAACATTGCCTTCCTCGCTGTTTTGGAGTGGGCGGGCAGTGAGTTTTTCAATAACAAGATCAAAATCAATTTGGCTTGGTTCCAAACTCAAGCCCGCCACTTGGGGAAGACGGTTCGGGTCGTAATCGCCCGATTTTGCCAATGCGTTTAAACGCATGACACAACGCTCAATCATATTTTTTACACCCGCTTTCTGATTGAGTTGGAAAGCGCGGTTACATAATTGAATAGCCAGCACAAGTGTTTCGGCATCATCAATGCCACTGGCTTGTACTTTGCCTTGTGGACTGCGTAAAAGCAGTGCCGCCGCTAATTTGAGCCACTTCGCTGTGACAATTTCGTGTAACTTCCACGCCGTCGCCACGTTTTTAAAAGTTTGCGTAAAATATGGCTCCACGGATTGACCGGCTGCGGCGGTTTTATCGGTCCAGTTGTAAATTTGGTCTGCGACAAAGTTTGGCAATGTGGATTGCCACCCTTGCGGCATAGATTGATTTTGCCCAATTGCTTTTTCAGCCAATGACAAGGCTCGGTCAAAATCAGCAATGTCAAACAAATACACAATGCAATAAACCAAGTAATCATTCTGATAAATTGCCCCTTTATCTAAATATTCATTCACAAAGGGCAACCACTTTGGCAAAAATCGGTTGCGTTTATAGTCTAATTTTTCGGCACGTGTCTGGAATGCGCGCACGGCGTTTACGTCATTCTGTAAGGCAATTTCAAGCACGGCATAATCATTACCGTGAGTCGCAACCGCACTTTGTTGTGTATTGCTCTCTGATACTTGATTAATTTCTGCTAGTGCCTGCATTTGGCGTTGAAAATCTCGCATTCCCATTTAGTGTTAATTCCTATGCTTCACCGTTTAATTTCACTTTGGTGTGGTCGATAGCAGTCATTAAACCTAAATCTTCCACAACATAGCCTTCTTGTCGGTAGTAAGATGTCACCACACCTTTTTTATCTTCATCGTTACGTAAAGAACGACGTACACTTTCAGCCTCGGTGTACACACTTAAGTTTTTAAGCGTTGTCACTGCTGCAGCACGTGCCGGGAAGTTTGGTGGGGTAATAGCATTCATTCCACCGAATGAGCCCATTAAGTTATGTGAACCCAATGCGGCTTTTTCGGTAGGGGTTAAACCGTGTTTTTTCTGGATGAGTTTAGTTTCTTTGCTAACTAAATCAGCACCAACAAGGAAGACTAAGTCATTACGGTTTTGATGACGGAAATCTAAGCCTTGTTTTAAGTCAAAGGCTAAATCATCAAGATTTGCGTAATCGGCATTATCACCAAAAATGGTAATTTTGCCTGAGGATTTTGTAGATTCGGTCATAAAGTTGGCCGCACGTTGTTCTTGTAAAAGTTTCAACCAGCCTTTATTCACATCGGATAAATCCGTTTTTGTAGTGTTAGTCGCCACGCTTTGACCATTCCAGCCAATTTGCAAGATGTCTAATGCAACTTGGTTTTGGAAATATTCGCTATAAAGCTCCACAAGGCGATCTTTAAAAATAGCGAAGGAATCAAATAACGACCAATTCACTAAAATGCCGCTATCGGTTTCGGATAACTCATACCCGTTTTGAGAGTGATCTAATGTTGCAAGGTTTCGGCCTGTTTGTTTACGACCGGTTACGCCTTTTTCGGTTGCACCGAATAATTTAGTACCTTTAGTATGCGCAACTTGCACCATGTTAATTCCTTTCAAGAAATCAGAACGCTGTTGAATGTTTTCGCCCAATAATGCTGCTTCAGGTGCTTTAAGTGCAAAACTTTCTCCACGCAACACTGAATCAAGAGGTTGATTAAAGTGTTTCGCTAATGCTGCCGCTAGGGCGTAATACGCTTGTTTATTCATTGTTAGAATCCTTTTGATAAGTCGATGTTGTAACCGTTTAAGCTATAAACATTTTCGTTTTCTACTGTTGGTACACCGCTTGGCACAGTGGTTTGTTCTTGGCTTAATTCGTTGAATTTTTTATCCAACGCCTGAACCGTTGTTAAAAGTTGATTGAACTGCTCTGCTGTTACGCTTTGCGGCTGTTCATCTTTCTTTTCTTCTGGTTTGTTTTTTGGTTCTTTGGTTTCTACTTTGGCTGAAAAATGATTGTCAATTTTTGCGCCTAAACCATTCACCGCCTCAATTAGTTGCTCGAACTGTTTATCGTTCATTGCATCGTCCTCTTTATTATTGTTGTTATTGGGAGTTAGTTGTTCTTCCGTTTGGGTAGAAGATGAAAATAACTTTTTAAAAGCATTCGCTAAGGTGCGTAATGCCTTATCTTCTTCAACATCTTCTTTTGCAGAAAAATCTACTTTGATAAATTCACCGCAAACACTGCCTTTTTGTTCAACATTGAAAAATTTTAATTCTGTAGTACCTATGGATGCTGGGGAATCTGTTACACCTAAACCTGATAAGTAGGCTTTTCCGCTGTTGCGGAAATTCGGGGTAATTTCAATACTGGTGAATAAGTATTGTCCTGCACGGTTGTATTCGATTAATTCTTTATTGGGTGCGATGATGGCAAAAAGTTGAGTTTCGCCTTTTTCGTTTTCTTCGGTTTTCAGCTCGATCACTTGTCCCATATTGAACCAACGACGATGTTCTGGCCATAGATTCGCAGTGTAGTGTTCGGGATCGTAGGTTTCTGCCATTTCGTGCAATTCTTGGGCGGTGATTTGGCGGCCGTCCACGGTGTAGCCCGATGTAGCGATACAAATAAAATCAGTTTTTAGTTTTGATTTATTCATTTTAAAAATGCCTGCGTTTTCGCTTTGTTTGCTTAAGTGCGGTCATTTTTGCCGATCTTTTTTACAAAATCACTGGGCAAAATTTGGATATCTTCGGATATAGACATATCCGAAGATATCCAAATCTTGCCATTAAATTTTTGCGGTTTTTGTTGCCACAATACATCCACAAAACAACAGCAAGATAAAAAATGACGGAATCTAAGCTAAGAAAAAGAAAAACAAAACGCTACGATGACGAAGTGATTTATGCGGCAAAGTTTTTATATTTAAAAAAATACACGCCGAAAGAGATCGCTGAAGAATTAGGTTTAAATAGCACACGCCCGATTTACTATTGGGCGGAAAAATACAACTGGCGCAATTTAATCAGCGAAAGCGGGATTGAAGAATTAATTGCGTTACGCATTATTACGCTGACAGAACGTGAAAACAAAAGTGATCAAGAAATCAAAGAACTTGAAGCCCTGATCGATAAAGATATTCAGTATAAAAAGCAACGTGCCGCAACGGTAGCTAAAGTGACAGCAAAAAGCGCGGTCAATTCTGCCGATGTTTCCAGCAGTGATCGTTCCTTTGCCGACAGCGGTGACGGCGATGAGCGCAAGAAGAAAAAACGGGTTAAAAATGATATTTCCCACGTTACCCCCGAAATGTGCCAGCCGTTTATTGATTCGTTATTTGATTATCAAAAACACATCCGCGCTAACAAGCACCACGATGTGCGCAATATTCTGAAATCGCGCCAAATTGGGGCAACTTATTATTTCAGTTTTGAAGCGTTGGAAGATGCAATTTTTAGTGGCGACAATCAAATATTCTTATCAGCTAGTAAGCGACAAGCAGAAATCTTTAAAAATTACATCGTGAAGATGGCGAGGGAATATTTCGGTGTTGAGCTGACTGGCAACCCGATTATTTTAAGCAATGGTGCAGAGTTGCATTTTTTATCGACCAACAAAAATACCTCACAAGGGAATAGCGGCCATGTGTACGGCGATGAATATGCGTGGATTCGTGACTTTCAGCGATTTAATGATGTGGCATCTGCGATGGCAACGCATGCAAAATGGCGCGAAACCTATTTCAGCACGCCCTCTTCCAAATTCCACGAATCCTATTCTTTTTGGAGTGGCGACAACTGGCGAGAGGGCGAGCCTAAACGCAAAAACATTCCATTCCCAACTTTTGCAGAATTGCGTGACGGTGGGCGACTTTGTCCCGATGGGCAGTGGCGTTATGTCGTAACCATTGAAGACGCACTGAAAGGCGGTGCGGGCACGTTATTTAACATTGAAAAGCTGAAACAACGTTATAGCAAATATGCGTTTAATCAGCTTTATATGTGTGTTTGGATTGATGATGCGGATTCAATTTTCAATGTGAAACAACTTTTAAAATGTGGTGTAGATATTGCGAAATGGAAAGACTTTAACCCGAAAGCCGAACGCCCTTTTGGCGATCGTGAAGTCTGGGGCGGATTTGACCCTGCACACAGTGGCGATGGGGCAAGTTTTGTGATTATTGCTCCACCTGCGTTACCAGGCGAAAAATATCGCATGCTTGCACGTTATCAATGGCATGGGCTTTCCTATGTCTATCAAGCCAATCAAATTCGCGCCCTTTATGAAAAATACAATATGACCTACATCGGCATCGATGCGACGGGTGTCGGTTATGGGGTGTATGAATTAGTGAAAGAGTTTGCCCGCCGTGCCGCCACTGCCATTATTTACAACCCCGAAAGCAAGACGGGCATGGTGCTGAAAGTGCATGATTTGGTTGAGCATGGGCAAATTGAGTGGAGCGAAAGCGAATTAGATATTGTACCGAGCTTTTTAATGATTAAGCACCAATCAACCAAAAGCGGCAATACAATGACATTTACGGCAGAACGCACCGTCAAAACGCAACACGCTGATGTATTCTTTGCCATTTGTAACGCCATTAATAAAAAATCCTTAAGTGATAAACCTCGCAAACGTCGCGGATGGAGCGTACTAAATGAAAACTAATGTAAAAACAGACAATAAAAAAGGGATTGTTATTGCCCCAATTAATGACCGCACTTTTTCCTTGAGTGAGATCACAGCCTCGCCCGCATTGGATTATGTCGGCATAGGCTTTGATGAAAATTACAATTGCTATTTACCACCAGTAAATCGTCACGCACTGGCAAAATTGCCTCATCAAAATGCACAACACGGTGGCATATTACATAGCCGTGCAAATATGGTAAGTGCAACCTATGAGGGTGGTAAAGCCTTGTCTAAAATGGAAATGCGAGCACTATGTTTAAATTTAATTCAGTTTGGGGATGTTGGGCTTTTAAAAGTGCGTAATGGGTTTGGGCAAGTAGTACGTTTAGTTCCACTTTCCAGCCTTTATTTGCGCGTACGCAAAGATGGCGGCTATTCCTATTTAATGAAAAAATCGCTTTATGATACCGCACAAGAAATCTATCGCTATGATGCGAAAGATATTATCTTCATTAAACTTTACGACCCTATGCAACAAGTTTATGGATCGCCCGATTATGTAGGCGGTATTCAATCAGCATTGCTAAATTCTGATGCGACAGTATTTCGCCGTCGCTATTTTAGCAATGGTGCGCATATGGGCTTTATTTTGTACTCCACAGATCCCGACTTAACCGAAGAAATGGAAGAAGAGATCGCAAGAAAGATCAGTGAATCTAAGGGAGTTGGAAACTTCCGTTCCATGTTTGTGAATATTGCGAACGGTCATCCTGACGGGTTAAAAGTGATTCCTATTGGCGACACTGGGACAAAAGATGAATTTGCCAACATTAAAAATATTTCGGCACAAGATGTTTTAACCGCACACCGTTTTCCTGCAGGTTTAAGTGGGATTATTCCGACAAATACAGGCGGACTTGGCGATCCGTTGAAATATCGTGAAGTGTATCACTATGATGAAGTGATGCCATTACAAGAGATTATTGCAGAAACAATAAATCAAGATCCAGAAATCAAAAACTTATTAAAAATCAAGTTCCGCGAACAAAATTTCGCAAAATAAATCTTTGTTTTTACCCTGTACAAAAAGCCATTCATTGATATAATTATTTACAGTTATTTTTTGTGATGGCTTTGGGGAAAATGGCAAGAACAACAGATATTTACTGCACTGTTTGCAATTCAAAATCCGTTATCGAAAGATCTGAAAGAATACACAGTGAATTTACAAGATATTATTGTGCGTGTAAAAACCCCCTGTGCGGTCACAGATTTGTCATGAATATGGAATTTAGCCACACAACACGAAGTAGCAAATTAACTAAAGATAAATTACTTGAACTAGTTTTAAGCAAACTTTCAGAAGAAGAAAAAACTAATTTAAGGAAGATATTAGATGAATAAAAAGCCGCTAGAAATAGCGGCTTTTATTATGCAGAAAGTAATCTATTTGTTGCTAGTTGAGACAAAAAGTTACTTCTATTCTTATATTCTGGATGAGTGGCAATAAACTGATCAATGCGGTGCAGTAATAACGCTGGAACCGTAATATTAATTTTTTCCGCCTTACCCATTAAATGAGATAAATCAACATCAACAACAGTGACAATAAAATCTTTATATTCGGGCTGATTAATATATTGTTCTATTGGGTTAGATTTAGGCAAATCTTCATCATCTTCTAACATCCCTTCAATGTGAAAAGAGATTGCTTCTTTTGCGTTTAACATCGCTTCTGATAAGGTATCCCCAGCAGAAAAACAGCCTGGCACATCTGGCACAGATACCACATAACCATCATTTACTTTTTCGATACAAATTGGGTATAACATTTTTTCTCCTATTCTTATAAGGGGGCTTTACAGCCCCGCTTGTTTTTTAATGCTTTTTTCTAAATGCCCCAAGTCTTTCCTTGGGTGGGGAATCGTGACCGTTCCCTTTTTTGTAGGATGTTTGTATTGATGATGACTACCTTTAACTCTATCTAAATACCAACCGTCCTCTTCTATCATTTTTATTGCTGTTTTGCTATCCACTATTTCTCCCTCTTGTCTTTCTATAGTGGTTATTATACCCACTTTAAAAAATAAAACAACTATTTTATGGGTATAATACCCACTTTCTTAAATATTATTGCAACATCCCTTTTTCTTTCATTTCATGCAACGACACATAAGACGATTTCAAACTGCCGTAAGGTGCTTTTGGCTCAAATAGCACCAACATTTGCGGTTTGTTGTTTTGGTCTGTTTCCTCGCCTGTTTCGTTATTGATGAAAGGAATACGAGAATTGGTGATATACACGATTTCTTTTGCATTACGCACACACATATCGAACCATTTTGTTGATCCGTCCACATTAAGCAACATTACCACCGTTTTGTTATGTAACACGCTTTGCTGGATAGCGCGCAACACAAAGGGTAACGGGTTACTATAAGGCGGATTCATCCAACAGTAACGCCCTTGCCAATCTGCTGTTAGCGTGTCTTGTTCTGGGCTGATAAAGTTTTTCACTTTTGTATTGTGTTCCATGGCACATGTATCTAAATCAAATTTTATGTTGAAATATTGTTCTGCATAATGGAAAACCCACCACGGTGTCGCCCATAAGTCTTTATCTGATTTTTTGGTATTGGATTTGTTCATTATTTTTACTCAAAGAATTGCTAATAACCACGAAAAAAGACCCACTACACCACCGATAAACCCTGCAGCAATCGCAAGCAGAATTAATTCAAAATAACCAGGCATATTACGTTGCTCAAGCCGTTCTATTTCTTTTGAAAAATAGCGACAAATAAGACGATTAGTTTCGCCTTGTGTTTTTACCCAACTTGCGGTTTGTTGCGATTGCACAGCAAGATCCCAGACTTGCGCTTGTAAATTTTTCAGATCAATTTGACCGCACTTTTTTACACGTTTTGCTGCTAAGATTCGGCTGATTTGTTTCTGTTTTCTTTTATTCATTGCGTTTTCTCCTATTGAATACGTTGTTTTTTATGAAAATTTTTGAGTTTTTGAAGGTTTCTTGGCACAGGGGAAAGGGACGTCATCATGTTTTGATTCCGTTTCACTAACTGCACATCGTTTTCGGTGAGTTCTAAGGCTGTATATTTATCTATGGTTAGCCGTTTATACTTGAATAAATAGTCTAATTTTTGTGCGCTAAGTGGTGTGCAGATCGGTTGTGTCAGTAATTTGATCTTTTGCTCAAGATTTGAGCGGTTACAGTTACTGACACAAGTCCAAGGCGCACTGCGTGCGCTATTGTTAGCGGTTGAGCTACGCTCAACCATAGATTCTGTGCGTTGTGCAAAATCTTGTGGGCGTTTTTTAATTTGCCATTTTTTGGTGCGTGAAATGACTTGTTTTAGGCTGAATCTATTCGCTAAACCAATAATGGCTTTGCGTTGTTCGCCATATTTATTAGCAGGTTTAGTTTCATAATCGAGCTTGATAGGTTGATCAGCACGTTTAGCAAGCGCACCACCTTGAATTTCCATATATGCCGCATAGTCATTCGCGATGCCTGCGGCTGCTTGGGCTTTATTGATAATTTCATCATCGGCTTGACCGCTGATTAATCGGCGCAATTCACGCCAAACACAAATGGATGCGCCGCCGTAGAATTGGAACTGACGAATGCCCCAACGGCTCGCCCATGCACGAACACGCAAGGCATTGTCGTGTAGGCTTAGTGTCGGGTCTTCATCTGACACTTCGCCAGCAAGGGCAAAACCGTCAATATTTTTCGCAATGTATTTGGCAATGTACGCCGTTGCGCTGCCTTTTGTTTTGTCGCATTTTTCCACTTTGCAGCGGTGTTCTGCTGCGCCTTTTTCATTGCCGTCTAATTCTAGGGCTTTTTGTTTAAATAAGCGGATGACTTCTTCTTTATGTTCTGCTGGCACATAAGCTAGCGCATGCCAGTGTGGCGTGCCGTCTTTGTGCGGCTCTGCCACTCGCATACCGTAAAATTTAATATTACGTTTCGACAATAACGCACGGAACTGTTGCCACACTTTGTTTAGATAATTTTGTGTCTCGCGTGGATTCACCCCCAACCATTTCTTATTGCCGTTTCCTGCGTGGAATGATGATGGCGCAGTGAGGGTTAAAAATAAGGCTTCATTGTTGTTTTCTTCTGCCCACTCTTCCAAACCACGCAAGCGCACCATCATTTCATTTCTGCGTAATGCTGGGTTAGAAGATGATTTCAAGAACATGTCGAAAAGCTCGACCTGTTCTTCTGGGTTGTCGATGTTCTCAATAATCATCGCACGCAAGTAATCGTGATTCTTGCGTTGTTGCAGTTGCCATTCTTGGAAACTTTGATTAGAGATATAACTGGCGGCATTGGCGCGCACCTCGCCACAGGCAATAGCGATATGCTCGACCATACGTTTTTGTATGTCTCGCATTTGCTTAAACCACCATTTTTCGCACGTCAAGCGAATTAAAGTGCTATCAATATGTTCGGCTTTGATGCGTTTGTCATTTTCTATTTTTTCCCAGTGAGGGATTTTGAAACCTGCAGAAAAGGCGATTTCGCCACACCATTTATAGAGCTGATAGAAATAGCCTTGAATGTCGCCCTCGTTGTCTTTTTCGATGCCATTTTTTAAAAAGTGGGAGCAATCACATTGAAATCGAATAAATGCCGTTGCCATTTCATACGCCATTTTTTTCAATTTGCTTTCGGTGATTAAATAGAAAGGTAATTGTTTTTGCTTTTGTTGGGTGCCTAACAGTCGAAAATGAAAACCGCTGTAATGTAATTCGTTGTAGTGTTTGGCAAGTTCTTCACGGGTTGGTACGGTGGAGAACTGCACGGCTTGTTGCATTTCATCTTTGACAGATAACAACCATTGTGGGGTGTTGATGAACGCTTGCAAAAAATCTACGTTCACGTTGTATTGTGAAAAGACTTTTTGTAAACGCACATCTAATACATTGCGCAAATAATCATTGGCATATCGACGTTGTTTATTGCCGAGGGCAAACACAATCGAGCCATCGTCTTTTACAGAGCGATAGGCTTTAAGATAAAGTTTACGGAAATATTCACGCTGACGTTGGCGTGGGAGGTTTTCAAGTTTTTGTTCGATAAACTCAAAATCAACAGGGTTTGTGGCGAATAATTCTAGCTGTAGTGGCGTATAGCAGCTTTCATCAAAAGGCAGTAAAGTGCGGTCAAATTTATGCCCATTTTCTGCGGCTTGATAACGTTCACAGGCAACCACCGCCATGTGTGCATTTTTGGCAGTGAGGTTGTTGTTGCGTTGTTGTTCCCACATTGATTGCATAGCTAATCTTCCCACATCCCAGCAATCGACCCTAATGCGCTTAAACGATCACATTTGCCGTCTTTTGCCCAACGGCATTCTTCAAATCGTTGATGTTCTTGATTGTCGTAAAATGAACTGATCGAATAGGCATATCCGCCAATCAGTGGGTATGGTTCATTAATAGCAAGCAAGCTCACATCCGCAAAAATATAAGCTTTAAAACCGTTGTTAAGACGGACTGGCGCACCTTGTAATGCTTGCTCTAGATTAAATTTAGTCATAAATATTTATTTTGTATGAATTAAATTAATAGATATGGGTAAAAAAGGGTTTATGCCTGTGCATAAGTGGCTTGAATTTCGGCGATGCGTGTTACTTCGCTGTGAATGGCGTGTAGCACGTTGCGCATATCTTCAAGAGTTTCTACTTTCTCATTCATCAATTCACAGTAAATCAGCTTGTCCAACAAGGAAGGTAAATCCTTACATACTGCGCCGCCTTTGCGCTGATAAGTGCCGTTTTCATTGAGTTCAATTTTGTACAGGATATAAACGTGGTTTTCGTTTAACTTAAGGGCATAACGTTCAGATAAATCAATAATGTGTTCTTGCATAAGAGTTTTCCTTAATGGGCAAATTTGGTGTAGTTGATCCAGTTGTCTCCAGCCGTAATATATTTGCTGAAATAATAATTTGCGGCTTCTTCATCGCCTTGGCGTTTTGCGTTGAGCCATTTTGCGTATAAATGACAGGCTTCTTTGTGCCAGCGATCAGCATATTTTTTGATAATGGTTCGGTTTTTCGTTGCCATTATTTCCCCCTTGTGTGTGGGTCGATATTGTAAAAATCACGACGGGTTAAAGCGTGCGGAAAAGGCGTGCGAAGTGCTGACATGGCGTGAAATGCTTTGGTTAATTTATCAATGCCTTTTTCGTTGTAATGCCATAACTTATCGCCAGTCAGATCGGGCGAGATGTAATCTTCAAAAGGTTCAATATCTGCTAACGCTTTTAACATGCCTTTTTGCTCATCGGAAAGATGATTAAAAGCGCGTTCAGTGGGATATTTACTCAAGCCCATTTCATGCAAGGTTTCTTCGCTATTTCTTGCTTTCGACATGGGCACACCGTTTAAACGATGCCATTTTTCTACCGCACTTTCGTTTTCAGACACATACATTGCCGCGCCCTCGCTTTTTTATTTACCTGTTTTGTTGTATGCTTGCCCTAAATTGAATAAACGATTACTTAATTTAAGGAGTTCAGAAGATGAACGATCAGATGCAAAAAACGCTTCAAGATATGCAAGCACAGATTCATCAGCAGCATTTACAACTGGCACTTCAAGAACGCGTGATGGGTTGCCTTTTGCGTGGACTTGCACGTCACCCTGATGTGATTGATGATGTAGAGAATGAGCTTCACGCACTGATTGCTTCAGTGAAGCAAACAAATCCCGAATTGCTTGATGTTCTGCTCCCGTATATTGGGAAGTTGTCTCATCGTTATTAGCTTGTTTGCGTGGGCAGTTTTCACGCCATTTCGCAAAAATCGCCGAAAGCTGCTGATGATCTTGAGTGGTATCTCGCTCGACTTCTGCCTGATACTGAAGAATAGCGAATCTTTCTTGAATTTCTTCGTTGGTTAAATTGTGTTTCTCGCAATATTCTTGAAAGAAAAACGTGAATGATGATTTAGTCATTGTCTTCCCCTTATAACTAAAATCTTTTGGAAATTACTCACAATCCTTGTAAGGATTGTTCGCTGCTTCGCAGCCGTTGGCATAGCCAACGTTCAAAAAACCTTGTTTTTTGTGACCGCACTTTTGTGTGGTTTTTTATTCTTGTTTTGCCGCCTGTTTGGCAATCGCGATTAAATTCACTAACACTGAACCTCTTTCCGCTTTTTTATCTGCAATAGGCAGTTCGCCTGCCGCTCTCATCTTTCGCACTTTGTCTAACGAAAGCCCAGTAAGCTCAGCATATTTCTTCAACGTGACGTAAGGCGCGTGGATCTGTACATTTATACAAATTGCATTTTGGCCGTTCATTGCTTAAACTCCTCTATCTGTAAATAATGGTATATATTACCTTTGGGTCATTTGACCCCTTAAATATACTTCGGGTCATTTGACCCTGTCAATAAAAATATTAAGGTCAATTTGCTAAATGAAAGAATTTATCGGTGGCAAGGATGTTATTTCTCGCATAATGGAAGCGTATGGTTTTGCGAATAGAAAATTATTAGCTGAACATCTTGGAATGCCTCACAGTACCTTTGGCACTTGGGCTAAACGTGGTTTTTTCCCTGCAGAATTAGTGATCCGTTGCGTGAAAGAAACGGGCGCAAGATTGGATTATGTGGCCTATGGAAATGAGCCGATTTTCGATAATTCAGACTACCTGAAATATTTTCATGCAATAAAGCTAGAAAGCGGAAAATCTTTCATAATGGAAAATAAACCCTTTCTTTTGCCTTACTTACCGAATTTAGACAGCCGTGAAAGTTATGACAAAGTGTTTCGTATTGATGAAGACAATCGCACCTACTTTGCCACTAGCGATTACGGCAATTTAGTGGATGGCGAATACTTCGTCATCGTCGAAAACTCCCATCTTATCCGTTATATCACTGTGTTACCTGCAGGAAAAATCCGTGTGGACGGTGGCAAATTCAGTTTTGAATGTGAATTGAGTGATATTGATGTGGTGGGGAAGGTGATTCTTAAAATGGAGAAAATGTAATGAAAAAATTAATTTCAACAGTTTTAATTGCAAGCTCATTCTTTATGGTTGCCAATATGGCAGATGCGCGTGGGCGTGAGCCTTGCTCAGGTAAAAAAGGCGGCGTTTCGCATTGTTCCGGTGGCAAGTTTATTTGTAATGATGGATCGGTTTCTCGTTCTAAACAGATTTGTAGAAGATAGGTAAATAATATGCGTAAAATATTTTTGCTTGTTTTAATCCTCATTTCTTCCAACTCTATATTAGCGTTCAGCCATTCTAAAGAACTTTTTATTAGCAATTCTCTTGAATATTTTAAGAATTATGTATTGAAGAGTAATAAAAGCCATGTTTCTGGCAATGTTTTATCGGTAGATGAAATTTATTCAGACTATACAAATAATGAATTGGCAGCTAATAAAAAATATAAAGATAAAAATTTGAGAATAAAAACAACCATTAATCAGATTAAAGAAGATGCTTTTGGCAACGCCTTTATCATATCAAAAATAAAAAATTCAATGATTGGAAGTGCTCATTTTAAAGTCAATGAGAAAGATCCTAAAATTTTAGAATTATCAAAGAACGATACTGTTGATTTGATGTGTAAGTTTGATGAGTTTTCTTTAGATTCGCTTAGTTTTAATCAATGCATATTTACCGAACAATTCTTAGATAAAATCTTAAATCCCATAAAAGAAAATTTGTTAAAGGCAGATAGCCAGGATTATAAACCCCAATCACAAATGGAGGGTATGCTGTCGCTCATAGCAACTGATTTTCCCGATGATGTTCTTAATAAAGTTTGTGAAAATGATGTAAAAAACTGCAATATGGATAATATAAAGAAATCAAAATTTTACCCTAAGACTAAAAGTAAAGAATCAAATGATCTTGACGCCCACATGAAAACACTTATTGATAAATATGGTAAAGAGTGGTTTAAATCTTTACCTAAATTTCCTGAAGTTGAGTAATGGCAGTTCGCAAAGACACAAAAAACGGTAAATGGCTTGCGGAAGTTTATGTAAACGGCAAGCGGTTACGCAAATGGTTTTTAACCAAAGGCGATGCGCTACGTTTTTACAATCAAGCCAAAGAACAAACGACAAGTGCGGTTGATTCCGTACAAGTTTTGGAATCAAGCGACTTGCCCGCATTAAGTTTTTATGTGCAGGAATGGTTTGATTTGCACGGTAAAACGTTGTCAGACGGTGAGGCACGTTTAGCCAAACTAAAGAACTTGTGCGCGAACTTGGGCGATCCGCCTGCCAATGAATTTAACGCTGAAATCTTTGCCGACTACCGCAAACGCCGCCTTGATGGGGAATTTTCGGTAAATAAAAACAATCCCCCGAAAGAAGCCACAGTAAACCGTGAACACGCTTATTTGCGGGCGGTGTTTAACGAACTGAAATCATTGCGAAAGTGGACAGCTGAAAATCCCCTTGACGGTGTGCGCTTATTTAAAGAACGAGAAACAGAACTAGCGTTTTTATATGAGCGGGATATTTACCGTTTATTAGCTGAGTGCGATAACTCCCGCAACCCTGATTTGGGCTTGATTGTACGAATTTGTTTGGCAACTGGTGCACGTTGGAGTGAGGCGGAAACACTGACCCAATCACAAGTTATGCCGTATAAAATCACGTTCGTGAATACGAAATCAAAGAAAAATAGGACCGTGCCGATCAGTAAAGAATTGTTCGATATGCTACCGAAAAAGCGTGGCAGATTATTCAATGATGCTTACGAATCCTTTGAAAATGCTGTTTTGCGTGCTGAAATTGAGTTACCCAAAGGGCAACTAACCCACGTTTTGCGCCATACGTTCGCCAGCCATTTTATGATGAACGGTGGGAATATTTTAGTGTTGAAAGAAATCCTCGGTCATTCAACTATCGAAATGACGATGCGTTATGCGCACTTCGCCCCTTCGCACTTAGAAAGTGCGGTCAAATTCAACCCGCTTTCTAATCCTGCACAGTAA